CTTTGTTGTTCTTCCAGTTCCCCAGCGCAACGTGTGACATCCCAATTTTTTTTGAGATCGCCAACACATTTCCCCCGCAGAGCTCCAACGCCCACGCAACCCGTCCACCAAAGGTGTTTTTGTCGTGTGACTTCATTTGGGCCATCTTAAAAAATAGGTTGTAAGTCAGCTTGCGCAGTGTGTGTAATTGAACTTACAATACACGCATGAATGCAATTGCCCCCAACCCTGACCGGCTCATCGAGCTGTTTGGTGGACCAACCCATATCGGCGCGGAGCTTGAGATTTCCCCCCAAGCCGTCAGCATGTGGCGCAACACGGGTGTACCCAACTCCCGGCGCAAATACTTCAAGCTCAAAGACCCCAGCAAATACGCTGCAGCCCTCTCCAACACTGCGCAGGCAGCTACTGAAACTGTAGCGGGAGGGGTGTGAGATGGCTACTTCACGGCGCTTAAAGAAGTCTGGTTTTGCGCGAGGTCGAGCATCAGCTCCAATGTCTCTGCTGTTGGCGAAACTGACCACTTGCGAGCAACTATTACAAAAGTTGCTTGACAACCATCCAGCCCTATCAGGTCCCCGGGTAGTCCACACGTTTTCAGTCGGTGATGTGGCGTCAGAGTCATTTGTGCGCCACGTAGTACCGCGTGGGCCGCAGGAGTGAATGTGATGCGCGTGTCTATTTGTATTTCCACGGGGTTGCCTTTCGGTGGTGGTTGGTGTGAGAACCCCATCATAAAACTGGCTGGCAACCCCACCCACGCCAACACTGCGCAAGCAGCTACTGAAACTGTAGCGGGAGGGCTGGTGTAAATGCTTCCCGCCGAATATCTCAATGCCGACGTACGAAACGTCACGCCGGTTTGCCTTGATCGGATGCGCATAGGCGTTGGGTTTGACGTTGGTGCGCTGCCGGTGCGCGTGGCGCTTGACCTGGCTGGTGCTAAGTGCCTGCGCACTTTGTTGGACGATTACATCAATTCTTTTGCGCGCACCCATTCCGAAGGGTCGCAGCTGATTCCGAGCGAACCCAAATCTGTTCCGTCCGGCGGGGTGAATGTGTGACCACCGGCTACATCCTCTATCGCGCCGGTGATGCTGTGGTAGCTGCCCAGCGAGTCCGATTGCCAGACCGGGTGATATCTGCCGTCCGGCGTTTGGCCAATAAATACAGGGCCTTTGCGGGTCTTGAATCCGTACAAAAGTTTCATGGGGGTTTTCATGCAATTTGAAGTTGTGGAAAACAGATTTTTGCATGAGCCCGCCCCCGCCACCTTGCGCGCAAGGCTGGCAAACGCCTCCAGTGTGCGCGGGTCTGTTGCCCGTGTTGCGCGCTGCCTGGTGTGGCACACAGTAAGCCACGCCGCCACCTTCTCGGCGGTGGGCCTGGGCTCCACCTCCATCAAAAACACTAGTTGCTGCAACAGCAGTTCCAGTGCTGAAACACGCGCTTGCAGCATCTGGGCACGGTTGGGTTGTCTTTTTGGCATCGCTGATATCCGGGTGGTGGTTGGTGGGCATGCCGCAAGTGTCATTTTTTTGTCCAAAAAAAGCATTACGAACGCTTACGAACATTTCGTCGGCGTTCGTAACGCTGCCAAAAAGGAGTTCTTATGGATGGTCTAAATGGTGTGTTGGTAGAGTGCGTCAAAGTGTGCGGCGGCTCCAAGCAGGTGGGCCCAATGTTGTGGCCCGAAAAGACGCCAGAAGCTGCCCAGCGGCTGCTGTTGGATTGCCTCAATGACGACCGCCCGGCTAATTTGACGCCCGATGCGGTCTTGCTAATCATGCGCATGGCGCAACAGCGCGGGTTTCACGATGCCATGGCCTACGTGTGCGGCCGCTTGGGCTATGCGCCACCGGTGCCTGTTACCGCGGTGGATGAGGTAGCTGATTTGCAGCGCAAATTTATTGTGGCGCAGCAGGATATGGCCCGCGTTGCGGCGCAGATGCAAGTCGCGGCAGAGCGCATGGGAATAGCGCCTGCCAGCACATTGCGGGCGGTGCATCCATGATGCAGGGCCAAAATCCTGCCCAACCTATGGCGCCCGCCCCAGCAATGGCGCAAGACAGCGCCACGATATCGAAGCCGCGCCGCCGCACGCAGGCTGACTTTATTGAAGGTGTGGTGCGCACCGCTGTTACTGGCGGTGCCAAAGACCTGAGCATGCAGGAGCTTAAAGACTTGTTGGCCCGTAGTTATGACATGCGCATGGATTTGAATGTGATTAGCCGCGTGGTGCACGAGCTGGTGGCCACCGACCGCCTGGTGCGCCGTGTTGAGGATAAGAGGGCCTGCTCGCTGTCTAAGGCCACTGTGCAGCCATTTACTGTGCCGGTGGTGCAAGCGAGGATGTTTTCCTGATGGCCGCTATTCAATGCCACGATATCGGGGAGGCTGCGCATGCGTGATTACGGAAAAGTTCATTCCTCTTTTTGGTCCAGCCCGACGATTGCCGGGTTGTCTGAGGATGCCAGGATGCTGGCCTTGTATCTGATAACCAGCCCGCACAGCACCATTGCCGGTGTCTTTCGCCTGCCCGATGGGTATGTTTGTGAAGATGTGCAATGGTCCCAGGAAAGGGTTGCGAAAGGGTTTGCCGAACTGTTGGCGAAGGGTTTCGCAAACCGTTGCGCAACCACTAAATGGGTTTGGGTTTGCAAGCATTTTGAGTGGAATCAGCCCGAAAACCCAAATCAACGCAAAAGCGCCGCCAAGATCGCGCTGTCAATTCCTGACGAATGTGGGTGGAAGCTAGATTTCATGCGGGTTTGCGGGGCATTTTTGGGCATTGTCGATGCGCCTATTTCTAACCCTTCCGAAACCGTTACGAAACCCTTTCTTAACCAGGAACAGGAACAGGAACAGGAACAGGAACAGGATAGAAATACACCGCGTCGCAAAAGCGCCGCGCCATGTCCCGACGGCGTGCCCGATGCGGTTTGGCAGGATTTCAAAAAACTCCGGGCGGCCAAAAAAGCGCCGATCACCGAGACCGCCATGGCTGGCATTGCCCGAGAGGCGGACAAGGCGGGGCTGTCGCTTGCCGATGCGTTGGCGATGTGCTGCAAGCGCGGTTGGACGGGGTTTGACGCTGCGTGGGTCGCCGACAAGCCGAGCCCATCCGGTGGTCGTAACGCAGAGCCCGCTTGGCGCACCGAGCAGCGCAACCGCACCCGGCAGGTGGTGCCCAGCATTGCCGAAAAGCCGCTGCCATCGCAGCAAAACCCGAATGAATTTTTTGATGTGGAGGCCAAAAATGTCACTGCCGTTGCCTTGGGTTGACCGTGTTTTTGAAAAGCTGACGCTGGTCTACGGCCAAGCATTCTTGGCCCGTTGGCGCGACATTGACCTCAACGCAGTCAAGTCCGACTGGTGCCACGAGCTTGCGGGCATGGAGAAGTCGCCAAACCGCATCGCACATGCGCTGGCGAACCTACCTGACAAGCCGCCAACCGTGATCGAATTCCGTGCCTTGTGCCGCAGCGCACCCGCGCCGGATGTGCCCCGGTTGCCAGAGCCAAAGGCAGACCCAGAGCGTGTAGCCCAAGAGTTGTCCAAGCTGCGCACCACCAGCCTGGCGCAGCCCCTGCAATCCGTTGGCTGCAAAGACTGGGCGCGCCGCATTCTGCGCAGGGTAGAGCAGGGCGATAAGACTGTCAGCCGTGAGGCATGCGCCATGGCAAAGCGCGCATTCGGTTCGCAGTCGCAGCCGTCGGAATGATTGGATGCAACGCATGCCAAACCGCAACCCAGCGCCAGCACTTCGGGGTCTACAACTTCACGTGTGCCCAGTGCTGCGCCAGGCTGGTGGCAACAACGAGGCCAGACAAGGCCAAAGCAGCGGCCATGCTGGCGGCGATAGCGCGGTTCAAACAGTCCCCGCCTCGAGGCGAAATTCTTGGTTTGCTGAGCGCGCATTCCTCGGCACCGCCTTGAGCCACGACGAGTTGGTGCACGGCGTTCGTGTTGGCATCATCAGCAGCTATCTTTTTTCGGCGTGATTGGATTGATATGCAGATAACCATGAAGTTTGAGGGTATCGACAAGGTGCAGCAGCAGCTGAGCAGACTCTCCGACACCAGTGTGAAAGACGCACTGGCAAAGGCAGTCAACGATGCTGCCTACCAGGTCAAGCGTTCCATGGCCACGGAAATGGACACCGTGTTCGACCAGGTAACGTCCTATGTCCGCAAAAGCATTTGGATCACACAGGCAACGCCAGACGCGCTGAGCGCCACGATTGCGCCAACCTATTTCGGCGGCAAGGGAATCGACCCGCAAAAGATTCTGGACGCACAAGAAGCGGGCGGGCGCCGCAAAGACAAGCGTGTGGAGTCTGCGCTGCGGCGCATTGGCATCCTGCCCAATGGCTACCAGACCGTTCTACCCAAAGACCCTTTGCCCGGCAGCCACGATGGGCGTGGCAACTTCAAAGGCTCATTCATCACCCAGCTCATAAGCTACTTAGGCGCCTTTGGTGAGCAGGGCTACCGGGCCAACATGACCGACAAACGCAAAGCAAAGCTGGCCAATGTGGGGTTGTCCGCCAATGGACACAAGACCATCAACGGCTTTGTGTACTTCGTGTCCTACGGCAAGCTGCGCGGCTCCCACCTGGCCCCGGGTATCTGGGCTAAGTCAGGCATCCATGGGTCAATCCTTAAGCCCGTGATGATGTTCACAAAGGCAGGCAACTACCAGCGGCGTTTCAGCATGGAGCGCGTAGCCCGCGCCGCCGACGTCGACAACTACCTGAGCAAGCGCGTGCGCTACCGCATCCGCCAAGCCGCCGAGGCGTTGGACCTATGACCACCGCCCCCACCCCCCCCTCAAAAGGTACTCCCGCGACCTCCCCCGCAAGGGTAATTCGCAC